CACCGTTATCAAGTGCGGTCAACATATCCTGTGTACGCTTGTAGATATAGTCCGTCTTTGCTCGGATCAACTCAATCCGTCTGATGCGTTCTGCTACTATTGTTTGCATTTCTTTTGCCTCCATCATACAACCTACCCTTCCTCCTGCATCCCAATTGCTGTATCTTATCATCGCCGCCCCCTAAAACGGTAATTTGTTCTGCTTACCTTCTTTTTGCCAATTATATTTGACAGTGTTGGCAAATCCGTCTATAACCTCTATGTAGTTCTTTGTTTCAAAATCATACTGTAACAACGCCTTGCCATGCTTACCGCTAAATCTGTTTTTCTTTAGATATATCCATCCATCAGGTTCACTTGCTTTATCCAAGCCACTTGGGTCTGCTTTTGGGTAGTCCTCTCGCTCTTTTTCTTTAGCAAAGTTTCTCCTTACAATTAAAACGTTGTCGGCTAGGTTTCCCATGTCGCTAGTTCCACTCATGTCAAATATATCTAACTCAATACCACGTTCTCCCCTTTCTTGCTTCTTGGGATGATTAACGATTACTGTATGGCAGTTATTGTTTCTGTTCATTGAAATAGTTCTTTTAACAAATCTTGACTGTGCTGAGTTTCTTTCTGACTGCGTGCTTGATACTAAGGACATCATGTTGTCCGCAATAACTAAGTCTATTTTATACTTCTTGACGCTTTCCTCTATTAAGTCATAAAGGCTCTCTAGGTTGTCTACGTCACATAGATACTTGCTGAATATATACAGCTTATCCTTATGCCACTCTGCTAATTTTTCTTTTGCGTAATCGGTCGGTGATTTAACATAAGCTACTCCAAATTTTTCGCTTTTATAGTGTGCCTTGTTATTGCCGATAACTTTAATGTAAAGGTTGTTTATGAGTTCGTCTTGATCATGTTCTCCATCGACCAGCAAAACCCTGTAGCCCTTATCAATAGCATTTAGCATTACCCTATGGACAACAACGGACTTTCCTTCTTCTGACTGTCCCGTTACAAAGGTTAACTTACCGCTCATTAAACAATTGATGTCTTTATCAAAAGAAAATCCTGTAGGTATGAATTTGATCCCGCTTTTAACAACTCCCTTAAACGGATTTATTGACAAATCTCTTAAATAATTCATAAGTAAACGTCCCTTTCAATTGCCCCTGCTATACTGTCAACAACTACGTTCTCATCATTTCCTAGATATTTTTCGTATTTTGCTCCACCTTCGAGGTACTCCTCAAACAAAAATGGAGAGCCTGTTATATTGCTAACCTTCTGAGAAAACAGCGTATCAATTCCACGCTTTGTAACTTTATACTTACCGTTGCCTTTTGTCAAATCAATTATTTTTTTGTGTCTGTCTATCACCTTCTTTAGTTCTTCTACAGAATAATCATCTAGTGCTTTTGAAATCGACTTAGACATATTATCTGTATACTTTTTGTGTTGAACGATGTGCTTTAAAAGATAGTAATCATAAACAAGCTTGGGCTGTTTTCCGCCCGCTGTCTCTAACTCTTTATTAAAGTCTTTATTTTGGTAACCTAATTGACTTACCGTAGGGTAACCTAATTGACTTACTGTAGGGTAACCCAATTGACTGACCGTACTCTTTTTAACTGACCGTACTGTTTCTACATAGTTTTTGTTGAAAGCTAACACCCTTGGTGATGTGTCTGTATGCTCCTCAACCACAGTGACAATATCAAGTTCAATAAGCTTATCAAGTGCTGTTTTGATTTGTTGCTTATGGATACCTGTTGCTGTTGCTAGGTAACCTAATGATAACTCATGTTCTTTTTTCTGCCAACCATAAGTGCTACGCCAAACAATTAGAAGTATACGGAATTGAGTACCATTAAGTTTTGTGTTAGCTACCTTTTCAATTATTTCATCAGCAAGCCTCGTATACCCATTTTCTAGTTGTGGCATCAACTTACCCCCTAACTTATAGCTTCCTTGTAGTCATGCATTAAATCGCTGTAATTGTACCTTATTAACATATAATCATACTCATTCACATTTTTCTTTAGAAAAAAAGTCTTTACACTTGATTCCTTAATATTATTTAGTTCAACAAACTTTCTAGCGATTTTATAACAGTTCATTTCTTTGTATATTCTATCATAATAATCCATGTCAACTGAATAATGATCATCGTGTGCTATTTTTGCTACATCGTCACCTGTAAGTTCATAAAATGCGTTCTTTTCATCTACAATACCAGAAGATAAATAGTCTTGCGGGAAATGGCTTCTGTAATCCCAAATAAATGATAACCGCTTACCCTGCCATTCAATATCATCTTCCCATTGCTTAGGCGTGTATCTGTGCGTTGCCCTGTAATCTTTCATTATTTACCTTCTTTCAATCCAAGAACCACTTCTAATTTGATCCTATTTTCATCTGTTGGCTTAGTTACACCTTTCTCCCACATTCTGTACGATGCCAATGAAACGCCAACTGCAATCGCCACGTCAACTTGTGTTAGTTCTAAGTTTTCTCTAACTTCTCTTAATTTTGTCATAAAATACCTCCTTTCCCTTACATTATACTATTACTACTACTATTAGTCAAGTAAAAGATTAGCGCCCACTACAGGCGCTTAGTCTATTCTGTCCTACTCCCTTCATCTGCCATCTCGCCCTTGCGATTCCAGTAAGTGTCCATTGACTTTTTCATCTGCTGATATTCCCGATTGTACTTTCTGCGTTGTGCTGCGGTGTATCGGTCAAGTGGCAATAAACCTAATTCTTTCTTCTTGGCGTATTGCTCACGGTTGTACTTCTTCCGTGCTTCTAGTCCTTTAGCTGTTATCTGCATCTTGTGCCTCCTTCCGTCAATTTACTGTTTGTCTTACAATTTTCTTTCAACGGTGATAATGGTGTCGTTGTGCCAACCGCCATGCGCAACTAATAATATTTCGACAATCTCAAAACCGTTGGTTTTACCAATACCTCCACTATTCCAACCGCAAGTTATAACATAGCCACCTTGTTTCACTATTCTGCTAATTTCTTTCTTTTGATTTCCCCAGTAACTTGACTGTGTTGTTTGCATATTGACAGTCATATCTAGTGATTTATAACACTCACTTACTTGTCTTGGGCTATAAGGTGGGTCATAAAAAACCATCTTTACCGATTCATCAATGAAATCTTTCATAAAGTCCAATGCGTCCTTATGCTCAGTAGTGTTGTATGAGGGGTCTAAATCATTGGTAACTATAAAATTATAAGGATCCTTAATATCCCATGCATTATTTGCGAAAGGGTCAATTACTGCACCATTAAGCGATATAGAAGGAGTATAATACCTGTCTATTAACTCGCTAATCGGTTTTATGCTAAAAGTATTTTTGTTAGGCATCGCCCACGCTCTAGTTATTTTCATTTATTTACCTTCTTTCTGGTTTGACAGTTCTTCACGTGTATGGGCGTTATCTGAACCTGTTGATAAATAGTCTGTAATTGCTATACTTTTCATGATTCACCTAACATTTCTTTGATTTTGGCGTGTTGTTCGGCTGTTGTGCTATATTCTACGGTTATTATTGGTTTAATTTCTTTAAATACAAAATCACCAAGGAGCATCTCCTTCACTGTCAATGATGAATAGTAATGAATATTGTTAACGTGCATTTCACAACCGTTATCACTCTCATACTTCTTCCCTTCTTCAAGTCCGTAATACTCGACCAGATATTCGTATGGGGTTTTTACTTTTTCAAACCGTGTTGTATAAAAGTGACTTCCTCCAACGCCATAATCATCGGTTATAAAATAAACTGTCTCATATTCTTCTGCATCGTATATTTTACCTTCTGTTAAATTTTTATACTTACCGCTGTTAATACATTTAACCTTCATCTATTCTCCTTATAAGTTTTCATCTGTCAGTATGCTACACTTCCATGCTTTGATTTCCATTCGCTCATTACCTTTTTCACACTGTCGCTTTCTGCCACAGACCGCCATTACTTGCCTATCATCTAAAAACACTATGTTGTTCATTGCGTCTAAAGCTGTTTTGATGTAGTTGTCAATGTCTCCGTCCCTACCCATCAGATACATGCCACCACCTGCTAGGTATACATTTACACTAACCCTTACAGTGCAGTCCTTGAATGAGCCTTCTATGACCTCTAGGATACATTCTTTGATGTGTGTCTTGTAGTCCCTATACTTGTGATATGACTTGTCTACCCATTTCTGCCTCTGCGTAGTCCTTTTGAAAGGAATAGGTCTACCCACTATAGTTATGTCAAATTCTTCCATACTGCCTCCTCAGCCTGAGGGTTAATACCGTACATTTAACCCTTAATTCGTCCGATTTAATGTCATTCGTTACTTTTTTACGGTGGAATAAGTGTCGAAATTGCCTTTTATTCTGTTACGATGGAACAACTTTAGTTTCTGCGAGTTAATGCTGTTATACAAGCATTGTAACTATTAAATGAAGTTGTAACAATCAATTGTTATATAACTTGCTGAATGTTATGTTAAAGTTACAATGTTACATTATAGATAGTTCTCTCCGAATGCAGAAATAAACTCTTCTGTTGACCAGCTTTCTTCTTCCATGATTCTTCGCTGATGTTGTTGCTTTAATGTTCTTCGCAGATATGCGTTGTTGTGAATAGAATCCTTGCCCCATATATGACAATAATCACACCAATATTCAATAGCGTTATACTGCTCAGACTTCTTCTTTAATGCTCCATTGTAAACATGATGCCAGTAATGCACACCGTATTGTCCACAGTTGGGGCAAGAGTTTTCTTTCTTATTCTTCATCGCTTCGCCTGAGTCCATTCGTTCTTGTAGATTGCCATGACGGTGTCTAGTTGCTTCTTATA